CAACTACCCATTAATAGAAGGCGAAAACCGCGACCGCTGGTTGATAGAACGTCTAAAAAAATACCGGGTGAAATACCTGGAGGATATTTAACCAGAAAAGCCCTGCAATGCGGGGCTTTTTCTTTAAGCCTCCCCTTGTGGGGGAGGTTTGGAGGGGGCTTCAATTCCTCTTTTGCCCCTGAAACGGCAGGGGCGACTGCTTAAACTTTCTCATATATAAATTAAAAAATGTGTATTTTTGTGGCCTCACATACATACAAAAATGCGGATTAACGCAACCGAAACCCATTGGCCTCCGGTTGTGCGCTAATCCGCATGTTTGTTAGTATGTATGTGAGAAATTCTACTAACAGCCGGGGGCTTTAATAAGCCCTCCGGTAATCCACTTACTTAAAATTCACTTATTTCATCAGCATTCAATACCTCAATCGTTTCGCCGGTCACATCCTCGTGATTGGTAACTATCGAAGTTCCTTTTTCTATGAATACCCCGTCTATCACGTCTCCAAATTGATCAAGGTAGAGTAGATAATTGTCGTTTCCGTCTATTACTCTCATTGCGTAACAGGTGTTAATTGTAATTCGATGATTTTAGCCTCACATTCAGCCATCGTTGCGCCAACAAACAACGTGAGACCAACATCATTGTAATTACTTACAATGGTTGTTCCTACTGCTACCTCCATAATCTCCGATTGTTGAAACTTAGAAAACGGGTCGTAAACGAATAAAAAACAAGGTGCTGATATTATTGTCATAACTTTAATTTTAAGATGTTCTAATTAATACTGTTGCCGTCTTGGATGCTGTAGTATAATATCCTACCAAACGAACTAAATCTGCGTTAGATGCCCCCCCCGTAGGAATACCCATATTTGCTCCTGAAAGTGTAAAAGTACAATTTGCAGTAGGTGCATTGGTTTGATACCAGTCTGCAGCTGCTTTAAGTAGCTTGTCAATATTTGCGGTTGGGAATATTACATTCTGAGAACCGACATTAAATGCCGTCATCGCTTTTCTAAACACAGTTGTATTTGAATCAGACATTCTACAACCGAAGACTTGATATTTTAACGAATTTGTGGAGGCGCTTATTTGTGGCAGTGACCCCGTTAGATATGTTGCCTGACAGTAAATATAGGTTGCAGTTGACGGTATAACCCAGCCGGAAATATCACCCGAAACATTAGTCGTATGTACATATAAGAAATTTAAAACAGGTGGCAGTATCCAGCCAGAAATATCACCTGAAACAGCGGTTGAATTTATATAAAAATCTGTAAGCGTTGCAGGAAGTACCCAGCCAGAAATATCACCTGAAACATTCGATGAAGTAAAGCTGAAATATGTCAAAGCTGAAGGCAAAATCCAATTTCCGATATTGCCGTAGTTTTTATATTGCAAAGGAATGGCAAAGTAAGTTATAGAATTCGTGTCACCAGTTAACCAAATATTATACTGACCTGGTATTGAATAGTTTTTTGTAATAGTAGCATTATTACCAGAATATGCCTGGCTTGTACCGTCGCCCCAGTGTGCCGTGACCGATTTTCCAGGGGCAATATTTAACTGACCGAAAACAACCGGCGTTAATGTCGATTGATTCGTTTTCCAACAGAGTGGGGTTTTCAAAGCAGTGGCAGCCACAAAATCAGTAATTTCTGATCCTTTTTTTGCCCGGATTCGATATACTACTGAAGCGTTCTGTTTGCAAGTTAAGTCCTGGTATGAGATTGCCCCTGCGATGGTAGTCCCGAGTAATACTTCAGCAGCTCCATTTGTAGCTGAATATACCTCGTATTGCGCCGCGCCGGCATTGGTATCAGTCCAATTGAGCTGCCCTAAAATTGTATCAACGGTAAACGCTGAAATAAAGTTAGTAGGAATTTCTAAAACATCAATCACGGTAATTTCAAAAGCCTTTTCAAAGTATTTACCGCCCTGATCTGTTGACCTTACCCTTACCGAATAACTTGATTTAGTTTCAAAGTCAAAGGAAATACCAGCCTTTAAATTCGATCCTTCAATCACAAATGAATCATTATCGGTTGATCCATCACCTGAAATAAGAGTGTAAGTAAAGGTATCGCTCAAATCCTGATCAGTAGTTGTAAGTTCACCTATAGTAGCTCCAATTTCATTATTTTCAGCAATAGCAGAGGCAGATAATGAAATATTGGTCGGATCGTGGTTTAGGTTCAACGGCGTTCCAAAATCAACCTCAGCAACATCCACACCCCCCAGTTTTGCCGCTCTCTCATTCAAATTGCAATCCATAACCTTACGTTAAAACATTACAACTTACCGGCTCATCCGTACTCACTACCCGTATCCATTGCCCTTTCAAGGCATTTGTCACATTAAATTCATCCAAGCCATTTACGGCCAGCTCAAAGTTCGGTACCGGGCTAAAATCCTTTGCATTCACGGCACGCTCTACTGTTATAGTAGCCGCAACTGCTGTCTTAATTTGCACGGCTGCTGCCGTTCCTTCAATCTGTACTCCCGGGCTTACATACTTTTCACCCACCAGGGTAAAATCCGTTGTTTTAAATACTTTTAGGCTCATCGCTTATTATTTTATGTTGTTATAATTGTTACTGTATTATTCGCTTGCAATTGGGCAATATCACCATCAGGGGTACCACTATTGCAGGTCATCAAGGTGGCTGGAATTGTTAATGAAATTGTTTTTCCGGTGATATTAAAAAAGGTGTAATCATTTCCAGGCGTGCCACCTAAATTAATGCACGAAGGGATTGAAACTGATGTTACTGAAGTGCATGAAGATAATAATTCACTACCTACATCAGTGAGTGAAGGCAACGAAACAGTTGTTAGTGAAGTACATGTATCAAAAAGCTGCATGTCTGCATTTACCAATGCAGGTAATGATATTGATACCAACGAAGTACATTCGGTAAAACAAGCTTGTCCGGCAGAATTAAGAGCAGGTAATGAAATCGAAGTTAAGGCATTACAATAGCCAAAACAAGCTTGTCCGGCAGAATTAAGAGTAGGTAATGAAATCGAAGTTAAGGCTTCACAATGAGCAAAACTATTATTACCAGCAACTGTTAAAGCTGGTAATGAAATAGCAGTTAATGACGTGCAAGCTGAAAATAGTTCATTTTCAGAAGTCTCAAGTAATGGTAATGAAACTGATAATAAATCAGCACAACCATAAAAACAACTAGCGCCCGCTGAAGTTAAATTAGGGAAAGACACTGAAATTATTGCCGATTGACGAAATGATCCAAATCCGCATAATTGTAACATCGGTAATATGACCGAGGTCAATGATGTACAATGCCAAAAGCAGTCATCTAATACTCCTACAATACAGCCTATCGTATCTTCAATAGATAGAAGGTTAGCATTATTCTGAAATAAAGCCTCTTTCAGGGAGATTTCACCTTCACCACCAATTAAAGTTACAGTATTGTCGGTAACTACAACCGAACTAAATGGGGTAATATATTCTGGAAGATCAAAAAACGTATTCCAATCAGAAACTGAATTAACGTCCAATACCGGCACATTGGCAATATCATTCCAGGTTAGTTTTAATCCTTTAACCGGTTCTATTTTCGACTTAATTAACCCTTTCACAACATTCACCGTATTACCTTCTAAATCGATAAAAGTGCCGGTAAAACCAATGCTATTGGCTTTTATCACAGCACCCGTCTCTGGAGTATTGCTGATATCCCATTCAACATGATCCGTGTCAGTAAAGTTGCCTGGCGAAACTACCGAAGGTTTGTTCTTAATAAAATCCTTTTCAGTGGCAGTTGCTTGGTTCCAATCGCTTTGTACCTGTGCAGCCGGTATCGTAGGCTTATTCTTAATGAAATCCTTTGCAGTATCAGTTGCCTGATTCCAATCACTTTGCACCTGTGCAGCGGGTATGGTAGGTTTATTCTTTATAAAATCCTTTGCGGTATCAGTTTCCTGGTTCCAGTCACTTTGTACCTGTGCAGCCGGTATTGTGGGCTTATTCTTAATAAAGTCCTTTTCAGTGTTGGTTGCCTGGTTCCAGTCGCTCTGTACCTGTGCAGCCGGTATCGTAGGCTTATTCTTAATGAAATCCTTTGCAGTATCAGTTGCCTGGTTCCAATCGCTTTGTACCTGTGCAGCCGGTATCGTAGGCTTATTCTTAATGAAATCCTTTGCAGTATCAGTTGCCTGGTTCCAGTCGCTCTGTACCTGTGGCAACACCTCATCCTTATGCCAAAAACTATCCCACGTATCCCAATACTGCGCCTGGGTTGGTTTTAAACGAGTTCTAAACCAGTTCTTAATCTGTGCTAAACTTACCTTTGCCATCTTTTTTATATTTACTATTTATTCATTTACTATTTACTATTTCCGGTCTCCACAATCGAAGCATCAAATCGTAAATAGTAAATTGTCAAATTGTCAATCAAACAATAGGGCATGCTACCAAATTTTCCCGATACGCTTCCTTTCCAGCCACCGTCACCGCATCAATATCAAGCCCAAACTCAAGCCCTTCCACATAATTTTTAAAACTGCCTAGCCGTATATTAAACGCCGATTGCTGCAAATTAGCTAACTGTCCCAATGTTATAGCCGGATAGGTAGTTCCGTTGTTAGCAAACTCATTTCTTCCGTTGTAGGTCTTAGGGTAGCCGGTTGCCGGCTCACCATTAACTGTTTTCTTCACAATCAGCGTCAAGCTGCGCTCAAATCCCGTATTAGCCATATCAATATCAGTTAATTATTCCATAATCGTAAAATTCATCGGTCACCGGATCGACCACCAAATAATCAAGGTAGTACGATGCGCCAGTCTGTGTATATATCCCTACACCAGTTTCTCCACGTTGGTTCCCGGCTTCAATTGACAAATAAAATGATCCCGCTTCAAAATGCGAGCCGCCTGGCGCGATACCGTAAATCATTCCGGTAATGTTCAGTGTCGAGTGTACAGGCCTCGATGCAGTTGCAACCAGTCCAAAGTTCGATCCCTCTAAATCGTAGGAAAAACCTATTGTCACAACTCTATCAATCTCGCACACGTAGTCAACAAACTCAACCGTAGTCGCTTCATCATAATTCTCGCACGTCCAATTAGCAAACTCGCAGGCAAATTCAATCTCCGAACTCTCAAAAACATACGATTTACCGGCCAACTTATAGCTATCTATAAGTTTCCTGATACGCGCTTCATCAACCAATCCCTGCACCGAAACTAAAAAATCTGTCGGTTTTCCGTCCAGTTCCCCAATAGTGGCAACAGTGCCAAATTCACGGCTGATATGATGCACAAGCGATATCACCGAAGCGTTCGCATTTGCCTTATACCTTGCATTTTCATACCAGGCTAAAAAAGCCGTGTGCATCGTAGCCAATGGCTTAACCAGCATTTTCAAAAGCTCAATAAGTACTGCCCGCCTCAAAAAGGTAGGTAACATCAATTGAACCAATTTTTCGTAATCAAATATCATAACCAGGTGTGTAGGTTACAGTTATTGCCAAACTCTTAAAAAATCCCGAGGGCGACTCAAAACTTCTTGTCGCGTTCAGCACTCCATTCAGTAAAACATTACCCAATTCTATATCAATAACTCCACTGGCCATCTGTATGGCATCTATCAGTTTAGTCCGGCTAAACGATCCGCCATACTTAATGCCATCCAGAAATGCCTCGATAGCCTCATTAACAGGCTTACCACTACTACCAAGCCTATCACCCTGTAAAGTCAGCAATTGCGGGTTATATACACATACCAGCTCAAGCGATATATTATCCGGAGGAAGAGATATAAATTCAAAGTGAGTCCCAGCCGCCCCAATCTGCTGCATATAGGCCGTAAATGCCGCCATTTCATCTTCTATAAGCGCCTCTTTAGCCGCCTTTGTCGAAAATACCTGGAGTGTGGTTACACCTTCCACCTCGCGCTGACGGATGGCCACAAACTTTACAATCCGCTTTGCTTCATCAATCACTGGGTAGCTGAATTTATAATTAGTATCAAAAGCCAGCCAGTCACCCAGCTGAAAACTAAGAGCCTTGTTATAATACCAGGAAATTGAGTATGGATATTCAGAAGCAATCTGGCTTTCAAGTTCAGTCTCTTTTTGCGATACTATTACCTCCAGCAACCAGATGGCCGTCGCAACAATATAAATGATGATCGACTCAAGCGAAACCTTGCTAAACTGATCATCAAACAACTTCGTTTCATCAAGCCCGTAAGCCTCCTGAAGAACCTCATTCGCCACAAAGTCCGCTTTAATTCCCTGGTTAATTTGATCCAATGTCCGCATAATGTTCTTATAAAGCCCCTCCCAAACCCTCCCCGAAATGGAGGGCTTAAAAAGCGGCACCGTTGTCAATAAATTATTACTCTCATTTCTTCATTCTTTAAGCCTCCCCTTGTGGGGGAGGTTTGGAGGGGGCTTATCGTTAAGTCACAATATTATCAACCTCCACTGCCATGTAGTCAATCCCGTCATCAGTAAATTTACCGCCACCGCCACCATCTCCAGCAAAAATGCCGGTGGCAGGCATTAAACCACGTGTTTTATAAAAATCAACAACTGGCATATTTTTAACCGCCGGTATTTTCAGCAATTGTCCAGGCTCCAGCGTCGCAGTAATTTCCAAGCCATTCAAATCAGCAAGGTCAAAAACAGCCTCTATACTGCCACATTCCTGGATAGAAATGTCAAACAACGATTGATTAAATGAAACCCTGACATACCCATTCATCGAATTATCCCGTTTTTGCCGTTTAAATACCGTTTAAATTACAACCAATCCCCAAAGGCGGCTAATTATACCTTTGTTATTCGTAGCGGCCAAATAAGCCGCTGTATCAATTCAATTACTTTTGCTCAAAAACGGTATTTCAATTACCTTTTTTTTGTTCAGCCAATACACAACACCAGCCACAACCAATAGTGCAATCCCAATAATAAGATTCCACGGCGTTGCCGGTTTCGATTTTTCTGTCGATTTGTTTTCAATGCTGGTATTATTGTTTGTCCTGGCATTCGTATCAAGTTGCTTTTCGTTGCTTGAGTTAGTTTTGCCTTTATCAACCTCTCGTTTTTTTGTTGAAGTGGTAGTAATTGATTTAATAGCTCCTTTCTTATCACCCGATTGAGCTTGTGGAACGTTTTTAGCATCGTTTACCTCCGGTGTTTTAGTATCGTTTGCCTGCGGTGTTCGATCTCCTGTCATCGGTATTTCATCAGGCGGATAATACTCAATTTCTATTTTTGTAGTCTCCAGATCAGAAGCATAATCGTTTTGAATATTGGTATTACCGAGTTCTTTAAGCTTCTGGTTTAATTCGGTATTATTCGACTGTTTTAACGAAGTGTCAGTCATTTTCTTGGTCGTTTTGCAGCCGGTAAGTATTACCAGGGCAATCACTAAAATTCTAAGCAACTTTTCCATTTATTTCATCTTTAATTTGTTCAACAATTTTTTCCAAATTATCATGAGTGATCTTGTCAAGCATCTTCAATATTTTATTGCTGGCACATGTCAATTTATTCACCTCTTTTCGCAGTTCATCAACCTGTTTAGCAACTTCTGTGTATCGTTGAGCAATTTCAGAATACTTGCAGCCCGATTGCTGGAGTTCCTCTTTCAACTGAACCGCCATTTCGCGCCAAATTTTTATCGCTTTATCAACATTGTCCAATTCAGTCGATTCCGCACTAGCCTTTGCGCCTTCAGCTTCAGCATTTGCTTTATTCTTCAGTGCTTTCACTGTAAAAAACTGGAAAAGCATACCACCGCCCAGCAGGGCGTTCATTGCGATTGATAGTGTGCTAAATAAATCCATGACTATTTTATTACTTGTTTAGCCACTGCCAGGTATTTCTGTCGATCAGCGAGGCCATTTGTGCCGCCGTTGATCTTTCGGGTAACCCCAATCACATCATCCACATCAGCCAGTTGGTTGATGTTTTTGCTTTGCCAGTAAAATGCTGCTGATCGCACTGCATAGTCAGGAATAGCCAGAACCGAAGGATCAGTCAATAACCGTTCATCACCAAAAAGATGAATCGATACTGCACGGTAATTCACCCTGCCGGTTGTTTGAAAAATGCCACGACCTTTAAATTTCACACCGTCGCCCTGGATAATATTGCCCAGGTCTTTTCTACCTTCATAAGCCGCGCCTGATGCTAATTCAGTTAAAAACTGAAACGATCCGGTCTCATGTGCACCCTGCGATATAAAATGCTGAAGCCGCAACGGCGTTGTAATACCGTATAGCGGTAAATACTTGTTTAACGGATCAATAAAAGCCTGAAGCTTCATGGTCGATTGCGTAGGACAGATTGCCTTGAGTTGTAAAATAGTTAGGTTCATTGTTCTGTTGTATTTATAGTTAATGATATCCGTTGTTTATAATTCTGGTAATTGATTCCTGCCCTGGTTAAATGCTGCCTGATCCGCTGATCAATTTCGCTCTGACTAAATTTGCCGCGCATAAACCTGGTGAGCCCGGCACCAATCAGAGGATCTTCTTTCAATTCGCCCTGCTGCATTTTCAGCGCTATGGCTGCACACTGATCGGTAGTATCGCCAATCACCAGTCCACCGGTTATCAAGCCGTTCCCGGAACGCCTTACGTTCACCAGCAATCCAAAATCATTATCAGTCAATATTCCTATCATCACTAAATATTTACTATTTACCGTCATCCCGAACTTGTTTCGGGATCTCAATCCTTTAATATTTGCTTCATCCTCGTTTTAATGGCTTCAAGTGCCGGTACATTTGGCGACGTTCCCTGAACCACAACTATTTTTTGAATTTCAGAAATCAAATCCGACAATGCTGTTACTAAATTCTCAGATCCGCGCTCAATCACGCAACCATCTTCTTTCACAGCCAACTTAGTTTCACCTGCATTTAGGTAAATTTCTTCAGCTTCATCGGCAAACAGCAAAAAGGCCGTAGCTTCGTCACCTTCCACAATGGCAATCAGGCAATCAGTGCCAACTACAGGCTTAACCGCCGTTGTGCCAACTCCCAGCAAAACATCAAAGAACTCCAATCCATCACCATCCACCGCCGTCATTGTTTGCGCATCCCAGTCAACTTCAGTCGCCGAAACCCAACGCAAAGTGGCTTTCATGCTTCCGTTTAAATGGCCTTTAAACAGCTGGCTAAACCGGTCCAATTCGTTTTTAAGTGTCATAATGCTTTCAATCCTAGTTTGCAAACCTGTCTGTATCCTTGTGGAGCAAAAGTTTTCGTTACCGCATCGATGTAGTAAACCCCTTTTCTTTCAGGGTATAGTTCACTTTTCAAATCAACTCGGTAACCATGCTGCACGCGGGGAATTCCAAAGAGAGTCAAATCACCGTCCAGCCCTGGTTGTTTCGATAAATCATACAGGCGCTGCGCTTCTTTCCTCATTTCTTCCTCACTCATGTCAATGCCTGCTATTTCCCGTACAATTCGTCGCCCTCCCGGATTGTCGCCAACCTCTACATGGCGCTTTGTTCCTTTCTTCCTGATCAAAGTCATTATCACCAATGTCTTTTCAATCTCACGTTGTTTCAGGCTTTCGGCTGCCGTGCGTTCAATCAGTATTTTAATAGGCTCCACATCGCTTTTACTCGTGCCGAAAGCGTGTAACTCTTTGCCTTCAAACCAGCAATAAATACCTTGCTTTTGTAGTACATCCATTATCTCCCCAGCCGTCATTTTCGAAAACCGTACATTGCCAATCCTCAAATCATCGCAAACAATAGTATATCCTGGAGCAATCTCGTTTAACAATTGTTTCAGGGTACAATTCTGTTTGCTTATGCTTAAAGTCAATCGCTTCAGTTTGTACATTTCGTCCTCGCAGGTAATTACCAAAGGAATCCCGGTTGGAGCCTTTTTAATGTATCCCTGGAACTCGAGCGACAAATTACCATCGTAGCCTAACCATATTTCAACCGGATCTCCTTCCCGGAACCATTCACTTACTTTCATCCGGTCAAAGTCTTTTACATTACGCGGTATGGTTATTTCAGCGGTATCTGTCAAACTTCTCCAGCTGCTTTCAATCTTGCATTCGCTAAACCTACGGATCAGGAACCCCTGGCGGCCTTCATTCGCCGGGAATCTAATTTCACCATATAAAGCGTAAGTACTCATGCCGTTTCAGTTAATAAAAAATCACCATCACTCACAGCCTCAATGCTGTATTGCATCATATTTGGTTTACCCTGAACAGGCGAAAACTTCAGGCTTTCGGTAACTATTCTTGATATATGGCGCTGTTCAAACAACTGGCCTACAACTTCAATGCTCCCGGCAATTTCGTGAAACAATTGTATGGCTTCCATTTGCTCCCAAACCGTTTGTTGCGTAAACGGATTCAAGTTATCCGGGAGGATTATCCCGGAAATCGAAATACTCCAGTCATCCATGCCATAAATCTCTTTAACCGAACCAATACCTCCGGTTGTGGGCGTTTTGGTAACCACTTTAGGGCGCGAAAATTCGACCAACGTAGCCAATGGCATTAACAATTCTCTCATTTCAACATCCTGTAGGGTTCCACGGTAATCCCATACTTTATAAGCTGCGCCTTTTAATATAAAAGTGCCGAATGTTTTTTGGCCAAACCGTACCGGGGCGTTATCATAGTCAACATCCCGGTTCAAAACTTCCACACCACTAAAAGCCTGTGCCAATCCATTTGGCGACGTTCCTTCCTTCACATCGGTATAGGGAGGGGCTTTATAAGTCCGTTCCAGGAACCACGGCATATAAACCGGCGATTCAACGCCAAACACATCGCTCAGCAGCCTACTTACATAGCCAGTGTCGATTGGTGGCCGTTGATCTAATATGCTTGGTGTATATTCCGTCATAATAATCCTTAATCTTTAATCCTTAATTTTCAATATCTCATTCAAAGCTTTTTAAGCCCTCTCCTTCGGGGAGGGTTTGGGTGGGGCTTCTCATGACATTGCGACCATTCCGTCGCTCAGTTTATCGTTAATAACTCTTACAACTTTTTCAGCAATGGCCTCAAAATCTGCCTTGTTAGAGTCACTGCTAATGTTAAAATATTGCTTAATGTCTATCCGCTGGTTGATATTCTTTATTCCGGAGGATGATCCTGAACCATTCAGTTCAGCGGCTGGTGTGCCTGTCTTTTTCGGATCAAGGTCTCCCGGCTTGATTTTTGGCGAAGGGTTTGGCCGTAACGGAATCTTGGTGCTATTATCATCAGGAAACATTTGAAAGGTAGCTGCCTTAAAAACAAATACACCTTGATTACCACTGTTGGCATAAGGCACTCCAAAATCAGTCTCTGTTTTCGGTCGTTTATCTGGGTGTGCATTATAAAAGTCCTCCATTCCTTCTTGTCTGCCTTTCCCAAATGCTTCACCAATTTCCCTACCATAGTTGGTCGCCGCTTCTCCTATTTTTTTAAACCCGGCTGAAAAAGAATAGTTAGAGTCAAACCAACTGAGTGGATCAAAAACACCTCTCAATATGATTAAAATACCTTCACCTATCTCCTTTATAAACTTCCATACACCACCAAAAACAGTTTTTACGGCATCCCACAAGCCCCACAAAAAGCCCCTGAAGGTTGCTGAAGTATTGTAAAAATAGGTGCCTAAAGCAACCAATCCGGCTATAGCGGCCATAATCCAGCCAAAGAAAGGAATGCTGTAAACAGTCATACTCATTGCCTTTGCTGCCGTACCAATCATTCCAAATCCACCAGAAATCAACATACTTCCCGTAGTGAAAATTTTACCAATCACCGGCATGGTTTTAAGGGTATCAAACAGCAGAACAACGCCAGTCCTGGCGTTTGAAAAGTTCGCAAATACCATTACCGTTCCTGCCAGTCCGTCAACAAATGGGGTAATTGAAGAGGTGAAACCAAACATGCCGATCTTAATATCATTAAACCAGGCTTTCCAACGATTCATTTTCTCGTTATAACTATCCATCACAATGGCTGCCTGTTCTGTTGCTTTATTAGTTCCTGTAATTTTACGCTGAAGCGTATCCTGGTAATCAGCCGACCGAAGCAATATTTCAGCGGCTGCCGAATTCTCAACACCAAAAATTTGCGCCATGATGGTCGAATCACCCTGGGCTTTCTTCAGCTCACGCAAACGTGTGGTAAATGGCAATGTTTTGTCCGAAACAATGTCGTAGTTAACGCCCAATGCCTTCAGCTTTTCAGCCGCTTCTTTAGGTACTACATCAATACCGGCCATTTTACCCAGCACATTGCGCAACGCGGTACCGGCTTCAGCGCCATATTTACCACCCTGTGCCATAGCCTGTATAGCTGCATTTACTTCAATAAAGCTCACTTTGCTACTCAATGCCTGAACGCCAGCCACTTTTAAAGCTTCCGAAATGGGACTAATTTCGGCAGCGCCTTCGTATGCACCGGCAGCCATAACGTTCATCATGGTTGTCATTTCCTGGGCTGCTTTCATCGGATCACTCAGGTCAACCCCAAACTGAAGCATCGACGTGGTTAGCGCATCCATCGCACCAACCGCATCGTTTTTCATTCCCTTGCTGAGAGTGGCAATGTCGCGACCCATCAAATCAAGTGCATCCTGATTTTTTGCGATATCAGGTCCAAAACGCGAAAGAACACCTTTGTAACTCTCAAGCATGGCCGAGGCATCACCGCCAAAAATTTTGGCGGTGGCACGGCCTTTATCTCCAAGCTCATCAAGCGCGTCACCGGAAACCCCGGTCAAGGCTTCTAAATCTTTTAGCTGCGCATTAAATGTTGCGCCTGGAGCATTGAGTTTGTCAAATTCATTCGCAATATTCTGAACGGCATCGTTGATCGCGAACAGATCAATTGCCGACATTCCTTTTAGCTTCTTACCGCTTTCTTCAGCTTTATCGCCAATGGCATCAACCCCTTTTGCAGCCTTTTCGCTCGAGCTGATTACGTCCTTCATAGGTCCCGTAATCTTATCTACAAGTTCAAGTATCCATTGAGTTGTTGTTGACATTGCTTAAAACCTCCGAAATGGCAGCTATAAAAGCCGTTTTAATGTTTAAATGATTGAGTTTGTTGATGTGCAGGTATTCTGCGTAGAGCTTACACCACTTTTTATCATCCAGCGAGTCTGGATCAATGCCATATTCTTTTCTGATTATAGCATCCGCCTCCTGGATAAAGTCGTTTTCACCGATTCTATTGCGCTCTACGCTTTTGATAAAAAACTTTGCGCCGGAGAAATCATCTGGCGCAGTTGCGAAACAACACCCATGTAAACAATACCATCCTCCAACGCTTCCATATCACCGCCAACAATCAGGTTCTTAGCGGCCTTTTCTGCAAATTCATCAATCTTTTTAGCTTCAGCCAATGGAAGCAACATCTTAATTAACCCACGATCCGGACGCTTAATAAGGAACTGGTATTGTTCACCTTCCTCTATCACTTTTCCCGAATATTTACTAAATAGTTCAGCAGCAATAGCGCCTTTCTCTTTGTCATCACGCAATAGGGTCAGTTCATTCAGTGGTTTTAACCGATCTTCAAGGCTTAGTTCATTGTTAACTATTGTCGCAAAGTCAATTCCAAGCTGTTTAAACAGAACCCGATCACTGAACGCCATGTCATCAATGTCATAAACCGGCGATTCCACCACCACGGTAATCAGCTTTATTCGGCCATACTTCACCTTCAGATCATTGATCAATTCAGGTGTAATGCTTGCACTAACGATGGCTGGCCCGGCCATCAGGTAAACGGCGTTATCTTTCAAAAACGCACCGGCTGCCACCGGATCGGCCTGTACAGTTGCCGAAATAATACTCACACACAATAGGATTAAGCATCCCATCAAAACACGAAAAGAAAATTTCATAATTGTAATTTTTAGATTATTGAAAAATTGAAACTTTGAACTTTGGAATAAAGGCCGCCATGTACATGCGTACATGGCTTTTGGCGGCCTTTGTCGGAGGAGGCTCCATATACATCAGCATGAATCCTCTCCGGAGCATATTCTGGTTTTGAATAGTAAATCGTAAATAATTAAATCGTAAATGGCTACACGTTCCACCAAATATGGCTCACCACCAAATCAAATTTGGTTGCGATCGATTTGTCATTTTGCTTCACATCAACGCCATTGCCTTTGAATTCGCAATTGTGAATAATGTCTTTTTTCTTAAAGCCATTGTATTCATATTCAACCACGATCGGAAAAGGAGCAATTGAGTCAAGACCCATCGTTGGAGGCAACGAATTCTGAAGCGCGTTTACCTCCTCCTTCAATATGGTGATCGAAGCCTTTGCCGCGTAGTTTCCTTCACCACGTCCAACCGGGAACTTTCCGGCTCCATACACGTTTTCCTTCTCAACCGAATCATCGTAAGCAATGGCCGTGATAGCTTCAACATCGCGACCCAGCATGTTTAAGGTGACAGAATTCCATCCTGCCATCTTACCAAACTTGTTAATTAAACTACTTGCTGTTGCCATGTCGTTACAGATTATTTATTAAACCTAAGTCAACGCTGAATTCATGCACAATTCGTCCAACAACCAACTTGCATTTAACTTCAAGCGGCGTTTCTTCGCTAATGGCCTGAGCCGGGTTAATGTACACGTCCTTACCTTCAATATTGCCAGCCGAAACCATTGCGTTCAGAGCGGCGTTAACCGAACTCTCACAACCTGCAATCCAGGTACTTTTAAGGTAGCCGGTTGCCGGATCGGTAGGTACTTTCGAGCGTATGCGTGGTATCAGCGTATTCCGGATAATCCGAGCTGCTTTGTTCCAGATGCAGTTAAAATTGAAATAAGCATAGTCGCTGTTTTTACTCACAGCCGTTGGGCAACCATTCCAGTAAAAGCCCGGATAATTGGCAAACGATCCGACATACATCCAGCCTTTAGCGGTCAGTGACTTTTGTTCAGCTTCGGTTAAGGTTTCAAAGCCGGTACCGTCGCTTAATGCAGCCGAAAGCCAGCGTCCCAATGCTTCATCAGTCAGCGAGTAGTTTTCTTCACCTCTGCGCGTGCGTGGTTTTTCTTCAATATCGACAGAGCCGATATCTTCATGAATTTTACGCACGGCAATCGAGCCTAAAGCAGTACCAATAGCGGCGCGTTTTACGTATCCAGCATTCAATTCAGCCACGGAAGGATCTTGTCCAACCACATAGCCAATGTTTGGGGCTGTAACAGTGCGTAAGTCAGGATAATCCGAAACCTCAATAGCTACAGCAGCGCCTACACCTTCAACGATAATACCGTCGATGTACAGGTATTCGGCCATGAACGATGTTACCAGGCTTTGCAAGGCCACAGCATCAACCAAAGCCGATGCAACTGGTGTAGCCAGTCCCGAAATGCCTAATACATTGATGCCTTTAATGCCGCGAATAGCAGCTTTCAGATCAGCATCGGCAACCAGGGCCGCTACAGTCTTGGTCTTATCCACCGGAATCAACCAGAAAGTGAATTCCGGGGCCAGCCTGAACATTTCCGATAGGTGATAATACAGCAATTCGCTGTTGGTATCATCGGTAGAGGCTGTAATTCCAAGTTTCTCCACTGCATTGATATCCAGCAATTCTTTGGCTGTATTGTAAGCAAGGTCACCCACCTGAGTCATCCCGGCAATCAGGCAAATAACACGGTCAGTCCCGGATGTACGTCCAAGTCCGCCGTTCATTTTATTTACTTTTGTTCCCTGGAAACTCATTACGCTTCAGTTTTGAGTTCTTTCAACTTCTTATCAGCAGCATCAATAACCGATTTGCGCTTTTTGCCTGCATTTTCAGCGTTCAATAAAGCATCAACAACCATTACATCGGTAGCCGATTCAATTTCTGCGATCAGTTCTTTTATCGATTTATCTTTACTTGCTGACTCTATTTCATCACGCGTAAAACGGGCAATTGCCAGTTCTTTACCCGAAGTATTACGCTTCGAGTGATTCTTAACAGCATTCTCACCTTCATCGGTAATAAATGCCATTCCATCGCTTGTAACAGCAACCTTTTCAGCTTTAGGGTAGCGTCCAAAAATATCGGAAGCTACAGCCTTCAATTCTTCCTTATTAAGTGTCTTCATCGTCGATTTTTTTACACTCTTCCAAAGTTTTACAAGTATTATAAAGACTTTGGAAGAGTTGTAGGTTAAATAACTATTCAGCAATACCGCTTACAATCGCGCCCATGCCGTATTCTTCAATCCGGTCAATCAACCCGTAAGTCTGTAATCTGAATATTGAAGTTGGATCAGCCGATTTTGTATCCTGAGTTTCAGGGCTGTAAAGAATCTTCACAGCTTCGATGTGGTAAACCGTATTTTTTGCGTAGAAAAACATCGAGGCTACACGGTCGGTAGATCCTAAAGCCGCTCCTTTAGCCAGTTTAGCGCCTGCTGAACTGTAAGCCAAAACAGCATTATTGCCCCAGAAATTGAAACCCATGATTGATTTTACTTTGCCGGTCGTAGCATCAAAAAAGATGTTTTTATCAGCGAAGTATTTGGCCGAGTCACGATCCAAAATCAAATCTGTTTCATGCTCAGGTGCCAGTATCATGTTCAGGGCAGTCATATCCGGAAGGTTCAGCTTCTTGATCAACTCAAGATACTTAACCACGTCCGAAAATTGCATTCTCAAACGTCCGGTTCCGTCAGTAGCGCCGGTAGTCCTCATTACCGGCATATCTGCGCTCGAAGCGTTGGCAGGTGCAAGTTTCCAGAGTACATGATCGCGGATACCCATTTTTAAAGCTTCCATATGTTTTACTCTCACAACTGACCGTTTGTCAAAATTCAAATAACGAATTTCAGCGTCAGTAACCGAAGTCGGTTCAGTATCGTACTTTTCCCATTCCACGAAGGTTTTCTTACCTGCCATCGATTTTGGAGTAAGTTCAGCAGTATTATCCACCAAAAATCCTACGTTATTTATCAGCTTGTTAAAGCGGATACCATCAGCAGTAACGGCTTGTATTGGCGCGCCTTGCAATTGGCTCAAAAAGTCATCCTTAAAATTTTTCAACTCCATCAAAAGCTGGGGAGCTACAAATTGGTTCAAATAATTACCATCAACTAACGCTGGCATATTCAGTCCTCCTATTTAATTTTGTTACGTTTCTTCCAGTCAGCAAACAACGCCGTGTAAGCCTCCGGGTTATTATCTTCCAGTTCAGCAAGTGCCTCCGGATTTTCATCCTGAAGCTGTTCAAAGGTTTTACCCTCGTAAGTAGCGCCCTTACCATCAACACTGGTTTTAATTCCTGATGACAATGGTTTAACCACAGCTTGCAGTCCGCTCAACAAAGCCTTTGTTCCTTCAAAGTCTTTTTCAAATTGTGCCTGCCATGCAGGGCGTGAGTCCGCTTTAATGCGTTTATCCTTTTCAGCAGCATCAAGTTCAGCCTTGATATTTGCCGCTTTTTCTTCCTGATTCTTTCGGTCGTTATCGGCCTTCAGGGTATCGTAGTCTTTTGCCTTTGTTGCATTCGCAGCAATCTGGGCATTAACCTGTGCTTCGGTCGAATTCGCATCCATACCGAGACTAATAGCCATAATTCTTACATCCATTTGAGTATTTAAATTTGGTTCAACAATAATATCGGTCGTTGCTATTGCTATCGGCGATCCACTTTTTTGAATAGCGCTAGCCGTTTCCTGGTCAATTTTAACCGGCTCCTTAATGTCAGTCACAAACCCCCAATCTTTGGCCTCCTGGGCGGTCAACCAAATGTCACCGGCTTCCCATTTTGCCTTAAATTCTTTTTCGGGTTTCTTCAACACGGCCTTATAAGCATCGTAGTACGTTACGGTCATGTTTTGCAGTAACTTAAGGTAGTTTTCTACCGCCGTTTCGTTACCGTCAATCCAACCGCTTGGTTTGTGGATCATGTATTGACCATTCTTAGCCATCATGAAGCTTTTTGCGTTCACGCCAATGTATGTTCCGGCACTGGCTACAATTGCTCCACCTTCTCCGGTATAGCTACCGAATACGTCAATCAAAATGTTTACGATTTCATTTGCCTGGAAACAGTCGCCACCTACAGTCATTAAATAGACGTGACAAGTCGAAATACCCGAATCTTTTAACTCCTGGCATTTCGCACGGAAGTCAACCGCGTTATTGCGGCCCCATTCCGAAATTTGTCCGATAATGTCAACCCGTCCCTGGGTTCCTTCAGCGAAAACTTTTACTTGCAAACTTTTGCTCATTGGTCTTTTTCATTAAGTGTGATGTCAAAATCGACACGTTTGATGAGCAAAGGTTCAGGCTTTTTTAGAGAAAGAAAAATCAGCTTTTCATGCTGAGAAAATAACTGGCAGTTAAGAAATTATACGTGTGTTTAACATGAAATTTTTAGTGTAGATAAAAAGACTTTTTTCAAGCCATAAATGATTAAAGCAACTTTGCTGAAAATAACAGCAGACTATGGCACACAACAACAAGCGCAAACTACAGCTATCCCGAAAAGACTACGAAAAATTACGGCGTGCAGCCTACGAGTATGTTGTAGTGCAGGGGTACGATCAGAACCAGGTTGCCGAAATGCTAAAAGTCACACCGGCAACGGTAAGCGCCTGGGCAAACAATGGTACCGAAGGCCGCTGGCTCGATCTTCGCAAAGCGCGTATGCAGTGCGCCAGCACCGATACCGATAACATCCGCAAACTCATTCGGGTAATGAGCGAACAGCGACTGCAAATCGAAGATTCAATTCTAAATGCTCAAAAAGGCGGTGATCTAAAAGAAGAAATACGATTGCGTAGCGAAGCATCCCGATTGTCCGACGAAATGAGCAAAATGAATAAAACGCTCATCACGATGGATAAAACCAACTACACCCTGGGTGTTTTCATCGATGTAATGGATGAAATTTTCAACGCCATGCG